AACTTGCAAACCGAAATACTGAACATGAGAAGCTAGAAACCTTCAAAGACAACTTAAAAACTACATTTGACGATTTAGCGTCAAGAAAGGACACAATCAACTACTACGATTTTTCGTATAGTCTACTTAAAGACGGTGGAGTTAAGTCTAAGATCATTAAGAAGTATCTGCCTCTGATTAATAATCAGGTGAACCGTTATCTACAGATGATGGACTTCTATATTAACTTTACTCTTGATGAAGAGTTTAACGAAACCGTACAGTCCCCGATTCATGAGGACTTTTCATATTCTTCTTTCAGCGAGGGAGAGAAGATGCGTATCGATTTAGCACTCTTGTTCACCTGGAGAGAGGTAGCAAGGATGAAAAACTCTGTAAACACCAATTTATTAATTATGGATGAGGTGTTTGATAGCTCTCTTGATGGATTTGGAACGGATGAATTTCTGAAGATTATCAGGTTCGTTATTAAAGATGCAAACATCTTTGTTATCTCACACAAAGAGTCTTTGTTTGATAAATTCGAGAATACAATCAAGTTTGAGAAAGTTAAAGGATTCTCAAGAATTGTATAATATAACGGAAACTTCATTAAGTTAGCATACGCTGACTAAATAATAACAGAATTGGAGAGAACCATGCTCTAAATCTTCTTTATTATTTTTTATTGTAATTGGAGAGTATCATGCACAACATCATCTCACACAATCAACTAGCCGGTTGGAAACAGAGTGTGAACCACTTAGAAACAACCATCGCATCAGTAAACCACCAGAGTGACGCTCTGAACGACTACTACAACTGCCTGATTGAGTGTGATGAAAGTCAACACATCTGTAAAAAAATCTGCAAATCAGTACTAGATTAAAACTTAACACAGCACACTAGACACTAGGAGAACTGTCACTGAGTAACCCCTGCTTCGGCGGGGGTTTAGTATTATAGATACATCAACAGGGAACCTATGACAGTCAAGCACGAAATCAAGTCACAACTGGCGAAGCTCCTTGCGACTGAAGATCTGGTAGTGGAGCACAGAAAGGTTTCTACTGCTCAGTTTAACGTTCATGATCGTGTCCTTACTCTCCCGATGTGGGACAAAGCAAGTAATACTGTATATGATCTTTTGGTGGGGCATGAAGTAGGACATGCATTGTTCACCCCAGACGAAAACTGGTTGGAGAAGAAGAAGATCCCTCCTCAGTTTGTCAACGTAGTTGAAGATGCTCGCATCGAAAAGATGATGAAGCGTAAGTATGCTGGACTTTCAAAAACGTTCTATAATGGCTATAAAGAACTTAACGAAGAAGACTTTTTCTCTATATCTGACGAGTCTGTTGCTGATTTCAATCTTGCTGATCGTGCAAATTTATACTTTAAGATCGGCAATTTTTTAGATTTTACTTTCACTGACGAAGAAAGGGCGATCATTCTCATGATTCAGGATTGTGAGACTTTTGATGATGTTCTTGATACTGCAGAGGTATTGTATAAGTATTGTAAGAAAAAGGTTGAGCAGCCTGAAAAGCAAAGCATCGATGCCTCACAATCTGAGCAGCAATCGCAAGATGAGCAGGAACAACAGAGTCCTGAGTCTAAACCAGACGGTATGAATGAGGAAACCTCTGAGGAGGGTGAAAATACTGACGATAGTATTGAAGAACCAGAGGTTCAAACGGCTGATGCATTGTCTGAAGCAATTGATCAGTTGGCTCAAAACTCTGATGGTATTGAGAACGTTTATGTGGAGGTTCCAAAAGTAAATCTGGACACGGTTATTGTCAGTAATGATCTGGTTCATCAATATGTTGATCATATTTTTGATCGTCAAGAACGTGTTGGACTTGAAATGGATATGCAGATCTTTGAGGAGTGTGATAAAGAATACTCTCAATTCAAGCGTTCAGCGCAGAAAGAAGTCAACTATCTGGTGAAAGAGTTTGAGTGTAAGAAAGCTGCAGACTCATATGCTCGCGCCACAACCTCTCGCACTGGTGTTCTCGATTGCACCAAACTTCATACCTACAAGTACAATGAAGATCTTTTCCGTAAGGTAACAACTCTTGCAGACGGCAAGAACCACGGACTTGTGTTTTTGCTTGATTGGAGTGGTTCAATGCAATATACTTTGCTGGATACTTGTAAGCAGATGTTCAATCTTTTGTGGTTCTGTAAGAAAGTTGGAATTCCTTTTGACGTTTACGCCTTCACTAATGAGTGGAGTGATGGAAATGAGGAAGGTTTTTATCATGAAAGTGTAGAACATTACGAGAAGAAAGAAAATCTTCTCTGTGTACCAAATGATTTTAATCTCCTGAACATTCTTACCAGCAAAGTATCTGGTAAAGATATGGAGCATCAGATGATTAATATCTGGCGTCATGCCGTTGCTTTTTGCAGGGTTTATCGCTGCTCTTATACTTGGGGTAGAAAGATGACTCTTTCAGGAACTCCTTTGAATGAAGCACTTGTATCTCTTCATCAGATTCTCCCTAAGTTTCAACGTGAAAACAAACTACAAAAAGTTCAGTGTGTGGTTCTGACTGATGGTGAAGCATGTCCCCTCAGTCGTCATAAACTGATCAAGCGTTACTGGGAGAATGATGCTGAGTTCTTGGGACACGCACGTCATGAACATTGGAATACTATTCTTCGTGATCGTAAGACAGGTAACATGTACAATTTTAAGTCTGGAGGTTTCAATGGTTTCTCCGACGTGATGTTGAATAATTTGAAGGACAACTTTCCCACTGTAAATTTTGTTGGTATTCGTTTGCTTGCACCTCGTGATGCTAATGGTTTTATCAAAATGTATAGTGATACAGACAGTGAAACCACTAAACTGCAGACTGAGTGGAGGAAAGAAAAGTCTTTTGTGATTCGGAATTCTGGATATGATGCATATTTTGGTATGTCTTGTGCTGCTCTTGCTCAGGATATTGAGTTTGAAGTCGATGAAGGAGCTACCAAAGCAAAAATTAAGTCTGCATTTGTCAAAAGTCTAAAGACAAAGAAACTAAATAAAAAAGTTCTGGGAGAATTCATTTCCCTGGTGGCATGAACTGGAAAGAGATAGCATTGCAGATGGAAACCGATCCTAGGGTTCGGAAGGTTCTTCTTGAAGGACCGCGAAGTCTTGCTCAAGCATGGATGATGCAAGCAATGAAATACAAGTATGGACGGTATGAAAAGTGAACATCAGGGGGGTGGTGCCCCCCTTTTTTGTGTGTATAATAAGCAGGTAAACAACAAAAGCACATGGCACTCTCCAAAGAAAGCATCATCGATTGTCTCCGTGAATCGTATGGCGAGTCGGTGACTTCTGCCGAGATCAAGGCATTTTGTCAGATGAATGACTTTAACTATCAGACTATCACCAACAAACTGACTGATTATAAAGTCGGACGTGGTAAGTGGAACCTTGAAGTTACAAAAGAGACTGTTCAAGAACTGGAAGTATCGTATAGTGCTCCTGCAGCTATGCCTGCTGTAGAACAAAACCTTATTCCTCAAAAAGATGATACCTTCGTCAAGTTTGGTAATTTCACAGATATTAAAAAAATTATTAAGTCCCGTGTATTCTATCCGACGTTCATTACTGGATTGTCTGGAAACGGTAAAACGTTCTCGGTTGAGCAAGCGTGTGCCCAACTCGGACGAGAACTAATCCGTGTAAATATTACAATCGAAACCGACGAAGATGATCTCATTGGTGGCTTCCGCCTTGTTAATGGCGAAACCGTTTGGCACAACGGACCTGTCATTGAAGCCCTGCAACGGGGTGCTGTGTTGCTCCTTGACGAGATCGATCTCGCCTCAAACAAAATCCTCTGTCTTCAATCTATTCTTGAAGGGAAGGGAGTTTTCCTCAAGAAGATTGGCAAATGGGTTGCGCCCGCAGAAGGTTTCAACGTATTCGCAACCGCCAATACCAAAGGCAAAGGATCTGACGATGGACGATTCATTGGAACTAACGTGCTCAACGAAGCATTCCTTGAGCGATTCCCTGTAACCTTTGAGCAGGAGTATCCACCGACTGCTATTGAAATTAAGATCTTGGAGAAATATTGCAGTGATGCTGATTTCTGTAAGCGTCTTGGAGATTGGGCTGACATTATTCGCAAGACTTTCTATGATGGTGGTATTGAGGAAATCATTAGCACTCGTCGCCTTGTTCATATTATGAAGGCATACAACATCTTCGGAGACAAGGCAAAGGCAATTCAAGTCTGCGTGAATCGTTTTGATGATGAAACCAAGCAGGCATTCTTGGAACTGTATGACAAGGTTGATGCTGATTTTGAAATGCCCATTGACGAAACCTCTATCTCTTGATATACTGAACTATGACTTCTTGGAGTTTCCTTTACGACGCTATGTCTGAACAAAAATATGATGATACTACTCTAACGAGTAATATTAGTGAAGCAAGTGAGTCTGATTACCTTGATTTTTGGGGAGGACCGGGCACGGATACGATTCCTTTTGATCTTTATTCTTCAGGAGAAGATACCATCTCTTTTGAAATTCCTGATCTCCCTGATGCTCCCAAAAATGAGAATGGTTTTTGGAAATATCATGAGGATGTAATCCTCAAAGAGATTCGTGAGTATTTGGGTGGAACTTACCGCTCTCATTATGCTTCACAAGAATCTCAAACTCAAACACTTGATCTGATTGAAGGTATCGGTGATGCAGAGCCTTTCTGTCGATCTAACGCAATTAAATATCTCTCACGCTTTGGTAAGAAAAACGGTAAGTCTAAGCAGGACATCCTGAAGGCAATCCATTACTGCATTCTTCTTTATCACTTCGCTGGACTTTGTAATGAAAATTCGCAACCCTATGAAACTTTCTGATTCTACCCTTTCGCTCCTTAAAAACTTTTCTTCTATTAATCAATCGATTCTTTTCAAAGAGGGTAGTAAACTTCGCACTATTAGTGTGATGAAGAATATTCTTGCTGAGGCAACCATCAATGAAGAGTTTTCTAGAGATTTTGGTATCTATGATCTTAATCAATTTCTAAATGGTTTGAGTCTGCATCAAAAACCTGAACTTGACTTTGCAAATGATGGTTATGTGGTGATTCGTGAAGGACGATCTCGTTCTAAGTATTTCTTCGCTGATCCCTCTGTAATTGTTACTCCTCCTGACAAAGAAATCTCTCTTCCTAGCGAGGATGTTTGTTTTGAGTTGTCCACGACAGTTCTTGAGAAACTTCTGAAAGCAGCTGCTGTTTATCAACTTCCTGACATCTCTGCCGTTGGTGAGAATGGTGTAGTCAAACTTGTCGTTCGCGATAAGAAGAATGACACCTCTAATGCTCATGAAGAGGTTGTTGGAGAAACTGATGCAGAGTTCAACTTTAACTTCAAAGTAGAGAATATCAAGATTCTTCCTGGAACTTATGATGTGGTAGTTTCTCAGAAACTTCTCTCTAGATTCACTAGTAAGAATCACGATCTGACTTATTACATTGCACTGGAACCTGATTCCACTTTCGGTTGATAAACCTTTTACATTATGCGTGATGAATTTCTGTGGGTGGAGAAATACCGCCCACGTAAAATTGAAGAGTGTATACTTCCTGACAATATTAAGAGTACTTTTCTAAACTTCCTAGATAAAGGAGAAGTTCCCAATCTTCTGCTCGCAGGTCCTGCAGGATGTGGGAAAACTACAGTTGCTAAAGCACTTTGCAACGAATTAGGAGTAGACTATTATGTCATCAATGGATCCGATGAGGGACGGTTCCTGGATACTGTCCGAAACAATGCGAAAAATTTCGCTTCGACCGTCTCAATTTCTTCAACTGCGAAACACAAAGTCATCATCATTGATGAAGCAGATAACACAACCAACGACGTACAACTCCTCCTACGGGCGTTTATTGAGGAGTTTAGTGGTAACTGCAGATTTATCTTCACCTGCAACTATAAAAACAAAATCGTTGAACCCCTCCATTCCCGATGCGCCGTCGTCGAATTTGGAATCAAAGGAAAAGAAAGACAAGAAATTGCAGCCTCCTTCTTCAAAAGAATCCAAACCATCTTGGATACAGAGGGTATTAAATATGATAACAAGGTCCTGGTAGAGTTAATTAACAAACACTTTCCTGATTGGCGTCGAGTTCTAAATGAAATACAGCGATACTCATCGGGAGGAGCAATTGATGCTGGAATCCTGGCAACGTTCTCGGACGTTAAAGTCAACAACCTTATTCAGAACCTTAAACAAAAGAACTTCCCTGAAGTTCGGAAGTGGGTGGTGGATAATCTGGACAATGATTCTGGTGTACTTATGCGTCGTATTTACGA